ATCCACGACCGGTTGACCAACTCCGAAACTGCCCGCCCCGACTGCTGTTACTTCCACGGTGTAGCCAAACGTGAGAACGCTTGCAGCCGATGCCACGTAAGCCGTGCCGCGAACTGCGGTCGTATAGACGCCCGTGGAACCAGTCGTGCCGCTTGTCTGCCCGGTGATGGTGTTGCTGGCCGGGTAGCTGGCGTGGGTGATAGAATCGCCAACGCTGATGTACGTGGAAACCGCCGTCACATTGACGACATTACCGAAGCAGGTAACAGTCCCACCTGTGCAGGTTGCCACAGCGGAGAGCGTATAGGTTCCAGCGCCACCCCCAACAGGGCCAGATAGGATGGTCTGGCCGCCTGTGATGCCTGAACCGCTCACGGTGTCGCCAACGCTGATAAGACCTGTGACGGCGGTCACAACAAGCTGATTCGAGGCAACCGAGGCTGCGGCGGTGAACGTCGCTCCCAAGCTGGCCGTGTTGGTAGAGCCGAGCGTTGCCGTGACCGATCCCGCAGTTGCGGCGGCAGTCTGAAGCGAACCGTCAATGTACGACGCATAGAGCGTGCTGTAACGCGTGATGGACGACGGTCCGGTGTTTTTGTCTAGGAAATCGCCTTGCCGCATGAGCGTTACCGGGAATCCAGGAGGGATAATCGAACCCGCAGCCTGCAAATACTGAGTCAGAAGACCTTGCTGGTTACGGCGGACGAACCCATCGGGAAGCGCCGGATACTGGCCGGAATTGCTGACGGTTCGGCCATCCGCTCCAATCCAGGCGAACTGACCAATCGCAACGCCGGACGGGCCGGCAATCAATGCGCCGCCGTCAGTCGTGAGGGCGCTAGCGCTAGGGTTTGCGCTGACAGAGTCACCCTCGACCCCCAACGGGTTCTGGAGATTAACTCGCGTCTGGAAACTGCCAATCAAAGGACTTCCCATGATCTTCTCCTCACATCACCTGAATTTGACGGCCTGCGCCGGTGAACTTCTCTTCCACTGAAACCGCATCGAACGCTTGCCGCACTGCGGGCTTGGAAGCCTGTTGTGCGAGGTTGAAAAGCGCCCGAAGAGCCGGTACACCTTCGACGCCAGTGTGGTCAACCTTCATCTGGTCGAGCGCAAAACCGTAAATGTCTTCTGCCGAGTCCTGGGCCAGAACGTCACCAACCACAGGCCGCACGGCGCGGCGGGCTTCATCGGCGGCGCGAAGGTCGGCCTTGAACTCGTCCATTGCGGTTTTCATCTTGTCCTCAGCCTTCTTCTTTTCTTCTTCCTCGGCATCCGCAGCACGCTTGGCGTCTTTGGCCTTTTTGTCTTTGGCTTCCTTGCGCCGTTTCTCGCCATCTTCCTTGGACTCGCCCTCGCGGTCTGGCTCCTCCGCATCGCGGCCCATCTTGCAGTCCCCGCACATGCAGCCCTTGGGATGCGATTCGGCGTCCTTTGCCTTCTTGTCCTTGGCTTCCTTTTCTTCGCGAGCCTTCTTCTCAGCCTCGGTTTCCTCTTCGGATTCCGCATCCTTGGCGGCTTGCATCGCGGCAAGGGTTTCCGGCTTGCGAAGCTCGGCGTCCATTGCCAGGAGCTTGGGTTCGAGCGCACGAAGGTCGCACTGCTTGCGCGTCAGGCCGATCACCAAAGGCTTGAGGGCGGAATCCGCTGCCAGCTTGGGCGATGCAGCACAGAGAATTGCGTAAAGAGCTTTGCCGAATTTCGTTTCCGTCATTGTCGTCTCCAATTCGTTGTCCGCCGCCATCACATCCGATCCGGCGCGGCCTGCTTTAACCAACGCAACATGATTCCCCTGGATATCCCGCATCACCCCGTCGTACCGCTGCCCCTCGTACATCCCCGGCATCATGTCCGCCCGATAGCGGTACGAGGCTGAAAGCTCCCGAACGGTGTCCGTTTCCACCCCGGCGATTGCTTCCGCATCCCAGATACAAAGATCGGCAATCAGGTACGGTGCCTCGAACTCCACTTCCGAGCCGATGGTCCCCGCAACCGATTCCTGCTTGGGATCGTCCGCGCTCACCGCCGTATGGACGAACATCAACTGATTGCGAGCGAAGGACGGTGCGGATTTGGCCAGTTCCCCCGGATCGCGCAGCAGGTAGTACACCCGCTCCGGCTCCAGGCCCAGCTTGTCTGCCTCTGGTATTTCCCGCCCGTAATAGGGATTGACCGTCGCCTTGGAGATTGGCGTCCGCAGAATATGCAGGCGTCCGTCCGCGTCGTATCGCCGGTTTTTCAATGCCGAGTCGCAAGCGATCTCCATAGGCCGTCTCGCTTTAGAGACTTGCACTATCGAAACGGCTTTGCAAGATAAGGGTTGGCGAAAGAAAGGCATTTGCCTTATAGTGGATTTAGAGCGGTTGCAGTAGAACGTAACTGGCAACGCCAACGCCGGGGCAGAGTGCAGCTAAACCCGGTATGGTTGCGGCACTGCATTGCGCGCATCCTTCAGGGTTCAAGTCCCTGCCAACCGCTTGTGAAAAGAGGTTTTTGAGGAGGGTTAATGACCCGCTTTCCCTTATGCCGTCGTGGGCACAAGATGAAAACTGGCAAGGATGGACGCCAGCGCTGCCTGATCTGCCAGTCTAAGTACCTGCGGGAGTGGCGGGCGAAACAGGCTATCGAGCGGCTATTGGCTTATCAGCAGGTGTCCAAGGCAGAACAGACCGCCCCTGGCAACGGCAAGAAATAAGCTCACCTGGCCAGATGAACTTCTTCACCGCCGAATCGTACATCCCTTTTGCCACGTCGTACCGCTTCCCGTTCATGGCGACGTGCGTAGGCCGTGGCGTCTTTCCTGCATGGGAATGGAGCCATATCGCCTCGGTGATCCCCAACTCAGTCTGACGCGCCCGCAGCACAACCGCATTCGCCTTATTACTCTGGTCCCGGCTTATCAGCACGGCCCGGTTCGCCGCCACATGGTAACGCGCCTGAATCTCCGCTGCCATCGACTTGCAATCGCGCCCTGCCGCGTAGTTGCGCATCACGATCCCCTCAACCTCTTGCAAATATTGAGAGGGTATCGACTTGATTAACCCGACATTCTCCGCCAGGGACGCCTCGAACGCATCACGCATGGCCGGAGTCATAGTGAACTCAATCGACCAGCCGGCCTCACGTAGCGCCATCCGCATTGCCGCGTTTGTGGATGAGAATTGACCCCGGACAAATGAGTTGGCCATCTTGGGAGCTTCCCTATCAAACCGATCCCGCCACTGCTCGAAAAGCCGATGCACTTCATCCTGCATCTGATCAGCGGGAATCGCATCAGAGGCCAGCACCGGCGGCGCGGCCCTGCGCTGTGCCTGGAGCCAATACTCCACAGAATCGGCCATCTCGCGTATGAGCGCAACCATCCGCCGCTGATACCGCTGTCGGATACCGGCGTTCGGCCAGATAGCGCGGATCGCCTTTACTTTGCTGGCTTGCATGGCTCACTCTTCGGCGGTAGGCCGAGCGTGGGGCGTGTCGCTTTGACGAGCAGGTGAATGTCAATGACTTCCAGCTTCGTCAGCGGCCTTGGCTTGCGTAAAATGAATGTGTCTCCGCTCATGCTACCACCGCCATTCTTAAAACGCACATCAACGTGACTCATAGTGGAACACGATAGATTTTACTTTCGTTCCTGCCAAAAGGGCATGAGCGGCTCGATGATTGCCGTCATTGATAAAGTATTTCCCATTCAATTCGTGCAATACAACCTCGTTATCAGATCGAGGCTTCTCTGAACCAACATTTTCGCTGACGTGTTCTTGTGTGCTTAGAATTTTCGATGGGTCAACATCCTCTTCGCTGTTCCCCGTCATCTTAGCTTTTTCAAATTCCTTCAATTCTGTCCTAGACGCTTGCGATAACGGATTCTTCATCATGCCGTGCGGTATTTTTGACTCATTACCCCCTTCCCCAAATTTCCCATCATCATCGCGCGGATGTTCACTCTCGACAAAATCCGCATCCATACCCAGCGCCGAATCCGTCCCTCGTGCCAGGTTTGCGCCCTCTTCCGCTTCATCTGGCGGCGCTATCTCCTTGGAAATATCTATTCCTTGGTACCCCGACTCTGGATCACGCGCCAGCCGTTCGCGCTCTTCTTGCGCGTCGATCACCCCACGATCAATCAAGTTGCCCGCCCGGATGCTGTCGTTGACGCGGATGGTTGATTCCTGCTCTTCCGTCATTTCGTAGAGCGGTACAAACTCAAACGTGATTTCAGGGTCAATCTCCCCGTACATCGACATCTGGACGATCTTGAACATCTTGTCAATCGGGCCGCGCCAATGCGCCTCTTGCTGGGCGTGGATGTAGTCGTACCAGATACGGACTTCGCCCTCAGCCACATTGCCAAAACCGGAAGGAGTAATGCCCGTCAGAACGGTTGCGGGCTCCCTCGATACGACACACAGCTGCTCAAGCGCCTGAGATTGAAGTTCATGCAATCCACCCAAGGGAACGGCGATCTGCTCAAGCTCTTCACGGTCCTTGTCCAGCACCATGACGCCCTTATTGCTGCGCGTAGCCGTGAACAACTTGATTCGGGAAAACAGGTTTGAGCCATCATCCCCGCCCGTAAGCACCTGATCCATAGCCGTCTTGAGCACAAGGACAGAGAAGTTGTTGATGAGGTCTGACACGCTCTGCCTGGTCCGCAGCCAGTTATTGACATAAGGCTCCGCAAGCTGCGAAAGGCTCAT